TTGCCCATCAGCGACCCGCCAGCGATCGTCGCGAGGCTCACCGTGCTGCCGCTGGCCGTCAGGCCGGAGCCGGCGCTCGTGATCACGCCAGTGGCCGACAGCGTGCCCGCAACCGACAGCGACAGGTTCGCGCCGATGGCGAGCGCACCCGGGACGGCAGCGACCGTGCCGGCGTTGCCCATCAGCGATCCGGCGGCGATCGTCGCGAGGCTCGCGGAGCCGCTGCTCAACGCCAGGCCGGAGCCAACGCCGGTGATGACGCCGGTTGCCGACAGCGTTCCCGAGGTCGACAGCGACAGGTTGGCACCGATGGCGAGCGCACCCGGAACGGCAGCGACCGAGCCGGCGTTGCCCATCAGCGATCCGGCGGCGATCGTCGCGAGGCTCGCCGAGCCGCCGCTCAACGCCAGGCCGGAGCCAATGCCGGTGATGACGCCGGTGACCGACAGCGTGCCCGAAACCGACAGCGACAGGTTGGTGCCGATGGTGACTGCAGCGAACGTCGTGCCGGTGCCCGACAGCAACTCCGCCGAGGGCGGGGTGACATTCCCAAAGGCCAAATTAAGTGCCGCGGCAGTCAGCGTCTGCCCGGCCGTAAAACTGCTCATGCCAACTCACAAAAATCGAGGATGTCGGAACCGGGCACGTCGAGAACAAACACGGGGCCGGAGAACACGAAAAGCACCAACGTCCCGGCCGGCGCGTCTTGCGTAATGCGGCACACCAGTTCGCCGGCGTCATAGGTTTCCAGCGGATCGTCCGCGCTGGATTCATCGACTGAGAAATAGAAAGTCGTGATCCCCGGAGCGTTCACCTGCCAGATGAATGCCCACTCCGGTTCAAGCAGCGGTTCGTCGCAAGGCATGTCCACGGTGTACGGCGAGAACTCGGTAATGGTGATTGTGAACCCGAGCGCCGCCGCCAGCGCGATGAAATACGCCGTGGTCAGCGCACCCCGCGCGCCGAACTTTGCCCGCACCGCGGCCCGGCGCTGCTCGATCGAGGGATTCGGCGCTGTGCACGGGTCAGGCAGGCCGAGCGAGTTCTCCCACTCCACCAGCAAGTTCTGTGTCGTTGCCGGGCTCGCGTCGATCAGCACCTGCGCCGCCGCCGCGGTGCTGCTTGTATAGGTCGGCGCCAGCGCCAGCATGACCGCCAACAGCGTGGACGCGGGATCGCGGCGCCAGACGCGGCCCGTGGGCAACAGCCGCAGCATCGCCTGCTGATAGTCGGCGTCGCCAAATGCAGGAGGCGTCGGCATCAGGAATAGGTGACCGTTCCGAGGGTGAACAGGTAGCCGGCCGCCGACGTGATCGGCCACGACGATGGCGTGGTAATCGCGAACGATGGCAGACCGCCGATGGCGGTGATCGCCGCGGCGCAGTCGCTCTGCTCGATCGACGTGGTTGCGAGCGGGCTGTCCTTTTGCAGGAACAGCGTCGTCAGCGCGGCCGACACCTGCGCCTGCTGCGCACTCGAAATCCCGGACAGGCCGGCGAGCGTGAACGCCTGCGTCGAGGCCTGCGGCGCGACGGCATAGACCAGCATCGTCACCGCGCGCAGCGCATAGAGGAAATTCGCCACCGCGAGCTGATCGCCGGTCGCAGCGGTGTCACGGGTCTCCGCCGCGGCGACGCCGTTCGTTCCCTGCGGGAAGCCGCCATACGCAGCCTCCGACACGTCCATCATGAAGAACACCGTGACGGTGCCGGCCCCGGCGATCCACGGCGCGCACCATGCGCGGGTGACGCCGGTCACCTGCAACGCCCAGGTCACGAAATCCGCCTGGTTCCCGCCGTGCGGCGGTGCCGCGTAGCTCTCCTGCATGCGGGTCCGCAGCGGACCGTCCGTCTCCAGGTCGGCGCCCCCGGTAATCGCGGCCGTCGCAGCGCCGGTCGCGTTGATGCCGCCGATCGACACGCCCAACTCCAGCGGCGTGCCGCTGTCGGTGTTGCCGTTCGATCCCGCCACCAGGGCAACCACGGTCACCGCGACCGACCCGCCGCCGCCAACCGTCGCGTCCGCAATCGTGGCGTACTGGACGCCATCGCCTCGGCTGCAAATCGTCCCCGCTGGCAAAGGGGTGTTGACCATGCCCGGCCAGGCCGCAGGGCCGGAGGCGAAGGTCGGTGCCTCGCGCAACACCGGGGTCGGCGCCATCGCCGCCCACCCCTCCAGGTATTCGCCGGTCGAGGTGAACGGGGTCGATTGCAGGGAGATCCAGTCGAGGTAGCCGTAATGCAGATAGGCGAGGCCGGCCTGCACCCAGGCCAGCACGCGCAGCACGGCCCTGCGCAGGAATCCGTCGGCGTTCGGCAGATCGGACGCGGTGATGTCCTGCATCGCCTGCGCGCGAAGTGCAGTGAGGGTCGGCCTTGGAAATGGCACAGATCAGGATTCCTGCGACCAAGCGTAGCTGTAGAGGTTCGGCACGCCGTTCGCCGTGATGGTGACAATCGCGCCGATGCCGCCCGGCCCTGTGAAAAACGGCTGCGCATCCACCGCCGAAGCAACGCCATCGGTAATCATCCAGGCGTGGCATTGGATGATCTGGTCGCGCAGCCAGTTCAGAGTGTCTTGCGTGCGCGGCCGGGCGAAAGCCTGGTAGATTTTCGAGCCGATACGATCGTCCGGGATCACGGCGAGGGTCGGGTCCTCCAACGCCGCATAGGTGTCGATCCAACAGCCGTGCGGATCGGTGTCGAACACGATGTCGCCGGGATCGACCTGGGCATCGGTGAACATGCTGATGAGCGAAGCCGTTTCCAGATCGTACCCCAGCTCCAGCCCGGCGCCGAGCATGTTGAGGTCGCCCGTCCCTGTGGTCGGGTCCCAGACGATGCGAATGTCGCCCACCGTGCTAACCGCCTCTCGACGGATGACGCATCGCGTTCGCTTCGCGACCGCTTGCAAGATGCGTCATCAGGTGTTGGCCGTTGGCGCGGTGGTGCCTGCGGCAGCGGTGCCCTCGCCGTGCTTGTGCGTCTGCAAACCGACCTGGTCGGCGCCGCCATAGCCCGCGATGACCGCGCCGGTGACGTGCAGATCGCCGGCGATCGTCATGGGGTTGCCCGCGCAGGCGACCGAGGGACCGCCGGCGGTCAGCCAGACATAAGCGCCCCGGAGATCGTACAGCGCGGCATCGCCCACGCCGAGGTTCCGCAGCCGATAGGTCTGGTGACCGCCGGCGATCGCCAGGGACTTCGCCCGGTCACCGTCGAGGAACGCCAGATGCAGGTCGGTGCCGATCGGCGGCGAGCCTGTTACACCAAACCCATAGAGCAGCGGTATGTAGTCGCGCGTGGACAGCGCATCGAGCTGCGCCTGCACCGTCTGCACCGGCCCGGTGTCGTTCACTGCCAGCGTCGTGCGGGCGAGCGCGAACGGTGCGCCACGGCGCAGCATCAGCGCACTCACCTGCCGCTCCAGCATGACAACCTGCCGCGCCAGCATGGCGACGGTTGCTTCGAGAGATGTGGACATTCAGCCTCCGGCCGCTAAGGCGGCGTGTTGGTGGATGGCGGCGCGGGGGCCTGCGAGGTCTGCGGCGCGTTCGTCAGCTCCGCGTCGAACAGGTTCAACGGGTTCGGCTCGGGGCTGAACGCATCGGGCGGCATCAGGATCAGGTCGGTGTGCGTGCCGCTCATGTCCTTGCGAAAGGTGAGCGAGCCAATGATCCACGTCGCGTTGGAAATGTCGGCCGCCGGCGCGTCGATCGTCGCCAGCCAGTTCGGCGTCCAGAGCGTGCCGCTGCTGTCGCGCCAGCTATCGCAGGTGATAGAGGCGCCCTGGCTGCGACCGATGCGCCGGGCCTTTTCCCAATTCGCGCGCTGCTTGGCGATGGCATCGTTGTCGATCGTCTGCTGCCCGGCCGGGGTCGGCGCGATTTGTTCGGAGACAATGATGCGCAGCCGGTATTCGCCCAGCGTGTCATCCAGGATGGTTGCCCGGCGATTGGCCAGGCCGCCCAGGTCGGCGGTTTGGTCGACGCCCGAGTAGACCACCACGTAGGTCGAGAACCGGCCATCGACGGACCGCTCCCCGTTGATCGCCTCGACGTTGCCCGGGAGGGTAAAGCCGGAGGCGTGCTGCGAGGTGCCGATGCGGTCCAGCACGAGTCTGCCGAACACGTCCTCGTAGACCAGGTAACCGGCGTAGCGCGCCACGCTCTCGATGA